TGATGGAACGCTTCGATAAGATTGAGAAGATGCTGGAGCGACAGAACAAGATGAAGGAGTGTCTCGATGGCGACACGCTGCTGGATAACTACGACCTGAGCAAACTGCTTGGCGTGACTCACCGTACCCTTGCTCGCTACCGCCAGAAGAAACTTATCCGCTACTATATGATTGACGGACGCACATACTACAAGGCTTCCGAGGTCAAGGACTTCTTTGAACAAAAGGGCTTGCCACTTCCGGCAAGCATGAGAAATAACAACAGTTTCTAACCTCAAAACAACTATGGAATATGGAAATCGTATGTATAGATAAGAAGGCATTTGATGAGATGTGCAGCCATTTCAGTGAGTTTGAGGATAGAGTGAACAGATTGTGTGCTACCCGTAAGGATCTTGCACTCAAGAACTGGATGGATAATCAGGATGTATGCCAGGTACTCCGAATATCAAAACGCACACTACAAGTATATCGCGAGAAGGGACTGATACCGTTTGCTCGTATCAAACACAAGATATTCTACAAGCCCGAGGATATTCAGAGATTTATAGAAAGTAATTATCATCCCATTAAAAAGAAGAGAATATGAGCAGTTTTTTTATAGATAAGACCGACCCGCAGATTGCTGAAATATTAGACCGTCTGAAACGGATGAACAAGATTCTTCAAAAGACGGAGACTCTGGTACAACCGACATTGAACAACGAGAGGTTCCTGACTGATGAGGAGTTATCCAAGATACTTAGAGTGAGCCGACGCACATTGCAGGAGTACCGTTCGGCTGGTGCAATACCTTACTACCTTGTTCAGGGCAAGGCTCTTTACAAGGAATCAGAAATTGAAAAGATTCTCAATGATTCCCATAAACGCTGCATAGAGGAACAGCGATGGGTATGACCCTAAACAATAGCAACGACCCCGATTGAGGCCGTTGCTATTGTTTTTATACTGTTGTTGTCCGCTTCCATTTGATACATCTCTCAAACTTCAGTCCTTCATCTGCGAGTTCTATCTGCTTATCGGCAGTAACCTCACGCAGGCGTTTCATATCCTCATCAACCTTCTTGTCCGTTACATGGGCATAAATCTGTGTGGTGGTAATGGAGGTATGACCCATCATCTTGCTTACTGTTTCTATTGGTACGCCGAGCGATAAAGTCATATGTGTTCCGAAATTATGACGGGCTTTGTGAAAGGTCAGATGGAAGCCGTACTCTTTACCTAATTCTCCTGTCAATTTAATGAGATATTCACGGCAATAGAGGTTGAAGACTTTATCTCCCTGTCGCTCGTGCTTATACTTTTCAATAATGCGAAGAGGCACATCCAACAATCGAATAGATGACAACGTGTCGGTTTTCTTTCGCTTGATGTGTATCCACCAGCTGCCATCTTCTGCCTGTGTTATATCGTTCACGGATAACCGTCTTAAATCAGCGTATGCTAATCCTGTAAAGGTGGAGAAGATAAACCAGTCGCGTACCCGTTCCAATTGGGGCTTATCCACAGGAGTAGACATCAATGTCTTGAGGTCTTCCAACTTCATGTGCCGACTTTTACGTTTGGGGAGTTCCGGATGCAGACGGCAATATGGATCTCTGCGCAATGTTCCTTGACTGACGGCTCGCATTGTCATCTTTTTCAGCCTATACAAATGTTCGTGTACCGTCTTGGGACTTAGACGGCAATCGCTTTGCAGGAATATCTCAAAGTCGTCATAGAACACCTTGTCAAGGCTTCGCAATGTGACATCTTCTACACCCCGTTTCTTCTGAATAAACGCCGCAAGGTGCTTGTATGAGCGTTGGTAACAGTCGTAGGTCTCCTTGATTCTATCCACACCAACACGCTTCTTGAACTCCTCGTTATGCTCACGGAAGAGGGCGAGCAATGTTACAGGCTTTTGCCCGATACCCTTGACTGCGTTCTTGACAAGTTCTGCGGTAACAAAGCCTAAACTCTTCTTGATATGATTGTAGTGTCCCGTAATCTCCTTGGTAAGTTCGTCAATGGCTCTGTTTACCGTTACAGCATTCTCACTGCGACCATCGGCACGACCCTTATCGGGATTCCAGATGGCAGGATTCACTGATACTTTCGTACCGATTTGTTCCCATTCGGCATCAATACTGACTTTGCACAATAGTTGGCACATACCATCCTTGCGTACTTTCGTGCGGTTGATGTAGAACAATATGGCGAAGGTACTGCGACGCTTTGTGTTCTGGTTATCTGTATTCTTGTCTGTTTTCATATATAGTCGTTTTAATGGTTGTCAAATGGCGATTGTAAAGCGTTCACTAATCTTGTTGTCTAATCTCTTGGTATCAGCATTTATCTTGTCATCGGTAACTTTCGCATAAATCTGAGTGGTATCAACCCGTGTATGTCCCAACATTTTGCTGACCGTTTCCAATGGCACACCGTGAGATAGGGTGATCTCCGTAGCATATGTATGTCTGGCGGCATGAAAGACTATTCTTCGCTCAATACCGCATATTGCAGCAATCTTTTTCAGGGAAAGATTTACATCAGAATTACAATACATGGGCAACAGTTTTCCGTTAGGCTCTACATCACGATACTTTTTAAGTATATGAATAGGTACATCAAGGAGCGGAACTTCATACTCGACTTTGGTCTTCTTACGAGATGTTCTTATCCATAGTGTACCTTCCTCGTCCGTAACCAAATCCTCTTTGGTCAACATACACATATCTCCATAAGATATTCCGGTGTAGCATGAGAACAAGAATAAATCTCTGACGATGTAAAGTCTTGCATTATGCAATGGTGTTGTCATCATCAGTTCCAGTTCCTCTGCCGTGAGATACTTCTGTTCACGCTGTGGACGTTCAGGTTCATATCCCCAAAATGGATTGAAGGTAAGAATACCGTCTGCTATGGCTTCATTGATAATGGTTCTAAAAGAGGTTGTAAGATGGACTATCGTACCAAGAGCCAAATGGCAGTCGGTTCGTAAGTGAAGATCATATTTCTCGATAAACGAACGATCCAATGCCGTAAAGGGAATATCGGTCAGTTTGTATTTCTCATTGAGGAATTTCTCCACATGCATATAGGCGTATTTGTAAGCACGCAGAGAACCTGCGACACGATTGACACCTACACGCTTCTCGAAGTTCTTGATGAAGGTGCGGAAATAGCTCATCAAGGTCTGCTGCCCTGAAGCCATACCCAAGAGCAGGCACTTGACATCTTCGGCAGTTACTCCTTCTCGTATTGCAGATTGTTCCTGATAGATATGTAGAGCCGAGGCTCTGATTTCGTCTAACAGACGATTGATTTCGCGTGCTGCGACACTCTTACCCGTAGCACGACCGGAGTGCCACATCGTATGTGGTACCGACATTTTCACACTGAATGCCGTCTCGGAGTACTTGCCGACATTCAACCTTGCCATTACGGGACAGTTCCCTTTGACATCTGCTTCGCTCTTTTTGAGGTAGAACGACACCTTTACATCTGCCTGATTCATAACTCATTTCTTTGGTTGCAAAAATAAATTTTACAGAGTTAATGAATGGCATGTAGAACATAGCGAAACAAGGCAACAAGTACTTGACAATTAATCTCATTCCCGTATTTTTCTTCCAACGAGAAAAAATGATTACCTTTGTCAGTGCAATGATAGAAAAACAAGCGTTCTTTGTGGCTGTTGTAGGGTATGTGCAAGAGATTAAAGATGCTATTTCTACCAACTTTCCCTTCCATAAAAAGGCAACGGATAGGTAGCAATTCTTTCTCTAATCCCCACCATATACGGCTCCTTCTGCCGAAATTAACAATATGGTGAGGTAACACAAAAATGGTATATGTACCAACCACTTATCAAATTTCACCCTCATCCTGCCATTTTTACGCAAGTTCTTCGTATATTTGCCATAGAGTGGATTTTAGATTTCCCTGCTTTAACGTGAGTTCGATATAAGAATTTAAAATAATTCATTGAAAATTAGGAGAATAGCGATAATTTGCTTAAATTTATAGTGTCCAATTATAACATTTAAACCATTACCGCTATGTTCTCCGAGGCTAAAGTTACTGAAATTTATTGTTTGGCAGA